AAAACAACTCACTCGTCTTGTCAGCAAAATACTGAGACCGCTTCGTTTGTTCCTCTTGCTCGCTAGTTGCGGCTTGTTTATATTGCTTGTAAGATTCGTAAGCTTCTTTTTCTTCTGCCGGAACAAAAGCATCCCTTGACTCAAGCGGCGCTTTGTATTGTTCTTTTAGTTTATTAAAGTAGTCACGAGCCTTAGTCAGCTCTTTTTTACGTTCTAGCTTTACCTTTTTAATGTGCTTTTCATCATCAAAGTCTTCATCATATGAATACTTAGACTCAAGCTCGAACTTAACCTCATCAGCATCAAGCTCAGGGTTCTGTTCTTTGTGGTATTGGTAAAGCAAAGAATCTTCATCCATGGCGCTGTAGTCGACATTCAATTTCATGAAGTCTTCAATACCACGCCCGGTATCTTTCTTATACTTTAGAAACGCAGAGACATCTTCAGGTAGTTCTTCAGCTTGTGTTCGCTGCTCAACTAACTCATCCAAAGATGTGATCTCTTTGTTCCATCTTTTACCTAGATATGAAAGAACTTTATTATCATCTAAATCCACCTCTTGTGGTGGGTTATTATCTACTATTGGCTCATCGGCTGGTTGATCTTCCGTCAAGTCTACCTTGATGGTATCATTATCACCAGAGTGATCCTCTAATCCTTCAAGAAGCGCTGCTTCTTTTTCAGCCATAGATTTCTCTTCGAATTCTACAGCTCTTACTTTGAATTCATTTTCCATTTAATTTAATTTTGACAAAGTTAATAATTATTTTATTTATTCATTATCGTAGAACATACGATCAGAATCCTCTGTGTGCCACTTATCAAAGCTTTCACAGTTGTAGTAGTCTACATTTACCAAGTAGTCAGGGCGTTCTGGGAACGGCTTTGTAACGAATGATGGCTCAGACCACTTGATGCGGTTGTTTGGCTGTAGTGCTATCTGACCGTTGTCAAGTAGAATAATGTGATGACTCTTATGTTCTAAAGCATCCTCTGCTAATGAAAGATCTGTGTTTAAGTCATTGGATCCCCAGTTGATGGTGGCATAGTAACTACCCGGATAGAACTTATGGTCTTTCATATAAACCTCAACCTTTGTGTCATACACATAAGATAAGTGCAGCAACGTGAAGTTGTAAGAAAAGCAGTTCCATATCTGTAAGAAGTGGAAAGGTAGATCTGGATCAGGGAGCTCTGGTTTAGTCAATAACGCATGGCTTGGTAACTTATCGCGCATTACTCCGTTCTCTAGTAGAACTTGGAATAGCGCAGCCTGACCAGGCATGCATCTTACCGACATTATAACACCCGGTGTAAACTCTCCTTGCCCCTTTTGGTGTTGATACATGTATTCATTTCTAACGAATACTTTCAAAGGGAAAAAGTTATGTTCTATATATGCCATTATTTAGGTCCAAACGCTTCTAAATCGAATCCATCAAGTGAGTCTTCAGTACTCTCAAAGTTTTGAGGTGGTAGGTTATTTTGTCGTTGGTTAATTAGCTCAGACTGACGAGTGGCCTGTAGGTCGACTCGCTTATCTTTCGCCTTCTCCTTCTCAGTTTCACGATCTTTTAATGTCTGCATCTGCATTCCGTTTAACTGCATGTTGTATTGGAACTCAATAGCCATCAGCTCTTTTTTGAGCTCTGCCTCTGCCTGCATCTTCTGAATGTCACCTTGAACTTCCATCTGCTTGATCTGAGCTTTTGTTTGGCCTTCCAATTGGATGACCTGCGCCTTAGCCTCAGCAGCTGCTTGAGCGGATTGGATGTTTGTCTGCATTTGCATTTGGAACTCCATCTCCTTATCTTTTTGCGTCTGCTCCATACGCTTACGACGTTTCATCTTAAGCATTTCGTTGGCAAGCTTAATGTTGTTGATCATGCGGATGTCAATTGCATCCTCTAGGTCAATTGTCTGCTGTTGCAATGCCATCTGAATGTTCTGCTCGAGCTGTGCCTTCTGTTCTTCGTCTGGGGCAATCTCAATAAAAATACCAAAGTCGTGTAGGTAAAGATCCTTAACGTCCTCAAGTATCGCCATGTTGTACTTGCCAATCTGCATAGCAAACTCCTCAGCGAAGTCAGCATACTCAAGTATGTCAGCAACACGAATAGACAAGCACTCAGCAACTCTCTTAGTGACATTAAGACCAGCGTCTAAGATGTGTCGAGTAGCTGTGTTTGAGTTTAGCGCTGCAAGCTTCTGAACACCAACCAATGCGTCTGGGTGTGGTGTAGATGCATCACGCACCTCGTTTACACCCGTCACGTCGCGGATCATATTCAAGTAGTGGTTGTAGTTGCCGATAAGGGCAGCCATCTTAGCTTGACCACTGTTTGAGTTAAGCTCTTGGATTGGAATACGCGCGTTGTTAAACTCACCGTCTTGTGTATAGCTACGTCCAATCACACTACCCGTTTGGAAGTATAGATTGAGCGCATCCTCAGGATTGTATGCAGCACCTGTTCCAAGGTCTACCTCATTAATACCATCAGCATCAATGAACACACCATCAGGAACTACGCGAGCCATAACTTGCTGTAGCTTCAAGTGAGTCAATTGGATCTGATCGGCAAATGGAATCATTCGACGAACGAGTGACTCAATATTTCCTTTATAGTAACGTGGAGCGTAAGCAATGTAGTTTGGAAGTGCTTTCTGTGATGCAGACTTAGGACGTACCATGTTCTTCATCATCTCCCACTTAATGATGATGTTTGATCCACCGACCAACACACCTTCATACCAAACGTCGCGAACGGCTTCAACTACCTCAAACATTTCGTTTGGTGGTGGGTTAAAGTTGTCATCCTTACGGATCACTCGCTCTCCTCCGTTCTCAAGTAATTTCTTTTTCCAAACAAACTTCTTGTGAGTCTTGTAGTTAAAGTATAAAAGCGTCACAACCTCATTTAAGAATGCATCGTCTTGGTAGTTACGGACTACCGGGAAGTAGTCATACCAAGCTGAGCCTGCATTCTTAATCTCAGTAAGTTCTTCGTCAGTAAGGTTTGGATTCATTTTAAGCAGCTCGGTGTAGTGAACCTGCTTAACCTCTCCAAAGTAAAAACAATCAGAGAAGTCATTCTTTTCAGTATAGCTATGGATCCAGTTCGCTGGATCTACATACTCAACCTTAACGCCATCGTTGATAAGGAACTCGTGTTTTGCAACACCAACTCCTAATGTAGCCACGTCATAGTAGTAATCTCTCAACACATCCTCATAGTCATTCATTTTAAGAAGTGTGTTGATGGCAATCTCTTCAGCGATCTCAATAGATGGCTTGTAGTTCATCTGCATGTATAGAGAAAGCTCCTGGTCATTTGCAGGCAGCTCATCTGGATTTACGTTGAATGCGTCAATGCCAAACTCCTCTTTTGTAAGCATAAGAAAATCCTTGGCAACCATATCAGCCTCGATCATATCCTGGAACACGTTCTTTTTCTCAGCGGACAAAACGTCTTGAGCCTCAGCCTTAATGGTGTATGGCCTGTCTATCATGCCGTTGACAACAACGTCAACAAACTTAGGGATGATTGGAACAGGAGTCCAATCCAAGTTAAGCATTGATATGTCGCCATTAACAGCGATCTCGTCCTTGTACTTCTGTACAGGCTGTTCTCCACGAGCATATAGTCTCAGGCGGTGGAATTCACCCCACTGCTGATAAAATCTGCTTGAATTAGACTTCCTCTTAAACCACTCCCCTTCGATGGCTTTTCCTACCTTTAATCCGTACTCATATGTCGCCTTGACTTCATCTGGCGCCATTTGGTCCGGAAAGGGTAATGAGGAGATAACAACTGATGGTTTATCCATTATTCGATAATTTCGCTTCTTATGCCAGTATTCTTATATCTTACAAATTTAACACTTATTTTAGATTCCTGTTTAACAGGTATAAATAGGTGTCTTCTTGATGCCATTAATGCCAATCCTGAACTAATCGAGGCATCGTGTTTAGTTCGGTTATTAATATCAAATCGGGCCCAGTCATTTAACGTTCTCGTAAAATACATGTCACCCATAGACTCTTTTTCTCTGTAGTTTCCTTCCGCATCAATGCCAACGTATTCCTCGATGTATGTGTTGATACTATTAGCATGCGCGTGCTTTACGTCCTCACTAGAGTTGGGAATACCACCTAGTTCAAGCTCAGTCTTTGATAGCTTAGATGTATGTTTGTCGGGTCTGTTCATTGAGAATGGACGATACCCTCTGTTCTTAAAGTGGTACAATAGTCGCTGTTTGTTGTTCTCTACAAGTATAGGCATTCCGTAGAAAAAACAAGCCATCAATACGTCCTCAAAAAATATCTCAGCGGTCTGTGGACGAGCAATATACTCCAAGAAGAAGTGATTGGTTGGCGCGCTTTCCATGTGAAAGTTAGTGATGCCATGCAATGCACCAGCCGATCCACCACCACCAACTACGCCTGAGATGTCATAAGGGTCACACCCAAACACGCCAATATCTTTATTGCCAGGATAGAACTTGCCGTCCTTCTTGACGACATTGTTGCGCATCTTAGCGTCAGGAATCCACGACACAATAAACCTACCTTTCGGATCAGGCGTCCAAATAACCTCAGTATCCTTCTCGCCGTTCTTCCAATGGAAGTAGCCGGTTGTTAGGACGCGATCTTTAATCATCGCATCGTTGTAGTCAATCTGTTGGTATATCTTAGTTAAGTTGAATAGAGACGACTTACTCTCATCACGGAAAGCATGCGACTCTGTTCTAGGGAACTGACGGTAGTATTCGTTGAGTGCGTCTGAGTCTGACTTCATTGCAGCCACCTCGTTATTCCAATAGGTTATGACACCCATGGTAATCTCCTCACCATCGATACCCATAATAGGTTTCTTCGGGTCATCAAACACTGGCCATCCATACTCGTCAATAAAGCCCTCCATGTTCCACTCCATTGGGATGAACAAAGAGTAAAGCCCTGACTTGGTCTGACCATTGGCAGATCGCTTGGTTGGGTCGCTGTCGTAGAACAGCTTCTTGAAATTCTCACCACCTTTACTAAGTGCGTTGGACGTGGAGCCCATCATGCACTTACCAATAATACGACTACCCAAACGTAAACAAGTCTTTGTGACTCGCCAGTTGTTTAGAATATTCTCAGGCTTCTCCCATTTACCACTATTCATACTAATGGTAAAATCGCTAAGTATTAATTTTCTTTCATTATCGTTATCAGCATCAACTTGTATGCCTACATAATCACCTTTATCTAGGTATTCAACAGTTACTTTATTCCTTCTTCCTCTTGTGGATGGTTTATATCCATCAAATGATTTCTTTTTTGTTATAAGTGGAATAGATGATAAATCTCCTGATATGCTAATATTGTAGGACTTTGTATTGAAGTTGGTGGTTTTCTCTTTTACATTACCACAACTTAAACCACAAGAAAGAACTAAAAATCTTATTTGTTCAATAAGATCCTTTCTGCTTATGCCGATAGATATTATATTCTTCTTCTTATCAGAATAACCATCAGTTTCAATCAAACCGGCTAGTAATTGTAATCTAGATTCAATTGACGAGTGCATATACTGCATAGGTATATGCTTATTACCATAAACACTTATCTTTCTTAACTCTTGATTGATTCCTTTAAATGAAAATTCAACTATTTTATCTGATGTGCTTTTCTTTAATTCAAAGTCAATGCCCATTACTGTAGATAACTTACCTAGATAATCAAGTACTTCAGGCTCTTCATACTTATTAACTAAAATAGTCATTGACTTACTTCTCCCGTCTCCAAGCCATAGGCCTAATAAAAATGGAGGTATTCCATCAAATTTATCTTCAGATTCTATACCACTAGAAACTACTCTAGTTAAGTGTTGCTTTCTAAATTTAGAACTATTGATGTAATCATCAGGATTCATTATCACTTCACCTTTCTTATATTCATTAAATACAAGTCTATGGTTCTTAGTAACGATGTAGTCCTCACCATACGGTTGTTTAACAATATACCTATCAGTAATACCGTTAGTCTTTTTAACTACTGTTTTTATAATACCACCTTCTACTATAACCTTGTCGCCTATATTAATATCTTTTATCTCTTTAAATGATAAATCAGACATTAAAATCTTTGTGTTAGGTGCATAGCACTCGTCGTGTACAAGTAAAAGCAGCTTCTCACCGTCATAGCTGTTGTCTGCTGTGTTTTTCCAGTCGATGGTAGTATCTAGCCCTTCTATGTCATCATCGCGCTCCTCATCCATATTCTTGCGCGTAATCTTACTCGCAGGAACACGGAATGCCAACTCCGTCTTCGGGTTGTCCATACCGTCTTGAATCGGCTTGAAAAAGAAGGGGTAATTTCTTACAATTGGCACAACCTTGTCGGTAAACATCTTCTTGGCATCCGATCCGGTCTTGGATAGAATACCAAGGCGGGCATCTCTGACAATTGTACCTGTATTTGACGTCTCTGCAGACGACATGAATGAGAAACCTGAACGACGGTTCTTTAGGTAGCACATGCCAAACGCTCGGCTGTCTGCCTTACATGCCTCCCAAAATATATAGAAGATTCGGTTGGACTCACGGAAGTCAGGCAGACCAATATCAATCTTGGTCCACTGAAGATACATGTAGTGTGTCCCAGTCATGTAGGTTGGATTACCATTGTTGATAAACCAAAAACCTTGCTCACGCCTCTCAAACTCAGTCTCGATCATGTCGACGTACTTCAGTTTGAATGCGTTGTCTCTTCGGTTCCAGTCAAATATTGACTTGATTTTCTGTAGCTCGGCTGGATAGTCTATTGGTTGCCATCTGTTGCCTCTGTTCTCTACTACTTTAGGAGTAGATGGTAAAGCAACCTTTAGGCCATTTATCTCATAGATCTCACCAATGGTTCCGTCTTTAGATATAACAATTAGGTCATACTCCTTATTGTAACCATAGTCCCATGACTTTTTATTGTTCTTAGTATTAAGAGCAGTCTTGTTGACGTAATCAGTTACTATGGAGTACAGCTTATTTTCCATGTCTTGCTCTTCCTTCTGCGAAACCTGATTTGCCGAGTGTAACTTCTACTATTGGCCCCTCTGCAGCCTTATTCTCCTCCTCTTCAATCTTGTTGAGCATATACATCGCATCCTCAAAAGCCAAACGCTTAGCTGACGCTGCGTTCTTCATCTTGTCGGCCGATATATCGTCCTCAGCGTGAGTGATGATAGGTGACTTTAGCACCTTGATCAACTCATCGATAGCCTGCTTAGCAGCCTCTACTATTTCTCCCTTTTTAGACATATATTCTTATTATACATTCGGTAAAGAACTTCATCATCTATCCTAAACTCATACTCACTGTCAGGTGTGAATGAGACTGTGTCTCCAACGCTGACATCTGTTAGTGTAGCTGTCTTATACACAACCTCACCCCACATCTCCTCAAGCGATCCTAGCGTACTTATTACCTTGTCTTCACTTGGTATTGGTCTGATAAAGATAAAAGGATCTACGGCATTCCACTTATCATCTCTTTTAAACATATAGACCTGATCTAGCTCAGCTAAAAACAGATCGTCCATGATATAGTTCCAACTACTCTTCTGACGTCCTTTCATGTCATAATAGAACTTGAACACGTTGTGATGCACAAGGACTACGTCTCCAGGCTTTACTGGACCATCATAGTAAATAGGGACTGCAACCACCTCAGCATGGCGGTTAGATGTCTTATGGTCTTCTTGGGAGGAGCTGATATAGAAGTCGGTATCTCCGAACTTCTTTATGTTATCGTACCGCCTCTGACCTACTGGTTTAATGATGAAGCAGTATGGTGATTTCACTAGTAATCTATTTTGTATTCTATCGCAATGGGCATTGCGTTAGAGAATGATTTCCATTTAATAATCTCTTTTTCCTTGATAATCCAAACGCAGATAGATCCATCATCCTCCTTACGGATGGTGTTGATCTCCCACGTTTTATCTAGGATAGACTGACCTACCATGTAGTGCATGCACTTCATGTAATCAGGGCCAATGGAAATTTTTCTAATTATACTCACCTGTTTGTAGGTTTACACTGACATCGCCATACTTTTCAAAGATGGATTGCTGCTCTTGTGTGAGCTTTCCTGCCGCAACTTCAAGTTGCTGCATCGTGAGTTCTTTCTGCTCGCCTAAACGACGAACGCTCATCTCGATGTCTGCTAGATTAAATTTTAGATCTCTGTAAACTCGATTAGCGTTAACCAACGCTTCGAGCTCTTCTTTTTTGATTTTATTTGACATATTATTAAAATTATCTGTAAATTAAGTACCTAGAATAAGGAATGCTTGTCGTTGATGTTGATGCAACGTTTGAAACTGCGACCATAAAATAATTATCAACTGTTACATCTATATTGTAAGATCCATCTGCAAAAGGGCTATTAGACTCATCTGTCAAAGCCTCAGATCCAAAATCATATCCTCTTAATACAGAGTTTTTGATATAGAATGTTCTAGAAAAAGAAGCACTTCTTGTTGAAGTACTAGCTCCTAAAGCAAAAGCCAAGTTTGTAGATCCTGTTAAGTTATTTGATGTATTTACAAATAATCTAACTGTAGAAGAAGTTACATTCGCGTCAGTCTTTAAAAATCTTGAGACAAAATCTAAAGTACAATTATTAGTCAATGAGTTAGCAGGAATCATAACGCTAGATAATATGACAAGAGTACCTACACCTGTTAAGGTGCCACCAACCATATCATCAAATTTAAACGAAGATACATTTGTTAAAGATAAAATATCAGCAATTCTAAAATTAGCTGTAGCATTATTCGTAGAAACATTTGTTCCTATTAATATATCGCTTGGTGTAGGTGCCTCTACAGAATAGTTTTGTATTTTCATCTTCCTTGTCCTTTATATGACTTTTTATAATTCTTAGAAGACTTTAACTTAGACGTCTTACACTTAGCGTGAATTCCAGGCCGGCTAACCTTAACCTTTACGATTGATGTAGACTCTGCTTTATTCTTCTTCATGTCACAAATTTACTAAATATTTGTTACTTGTATGCCACTATTTCAAATCAGCATCTGATTTGTAAGCGATATATTTAGTAGCTCCTCCAACTTTCTTAGCAACTAAGATTTGCTTTCGTTGTTTGCCGGTAGATTCGTAACTAACGTGTACCCAAGCAGGATTACTATTTACAGGGAACTCTGCGATTAATTGATCAAAATTCAAATTATCCTTAATAAAATGGAAGATCTGAGCATTTGTGATGTCAGTTCCATCCATGTCGATATCAATCGCTTCACCAGTGCAATGTTGACTGGATGCGCTGCCCCCTACGGCCTTGTTCAAAGCAGCAGAGCGATAGCCTGATGAGATGTGAATAGGAACACCAAAGTGCTCGCGGATAGGTTGGAACACATTCTCAGCTAACTTCTTGAAGTTCTCCAAGTGCTCAGGTGTTGGCATATTAGAAATGCCTTTACGTTTTGCAGTTTCGCTACGTGTTACTTCTGCTAGTGCTAAATTTTTACTCAGTTGCATCTTTATCTTTATTTTTAAGTTTCATAATACGCCCGGCAGTTGTGATGCCAAACGCTCCCAAAGTTAGTAACATAAATCCATCAAAGATAAATTCTTTAATGACAAGTTCGTTACCAATTACACCGGTGATTACATCTGTCAATAAGACAAACACCATTGCGAAAAACGAGATGACGCCAACAAAAGCCTGCTCGTTAATTTGATTATCGTCCGAAATCAACTCTCTGAAAAACTTTCTCATAGTTTAAAAATATTTAGTTTAGGTCTTTTTGGTTTTACTACATCGTAGTGCCAACCAACAGGCGGTTCTTTTTGTTTATCGTCATTAGGGCAGTCTTCTGTTCTTTTATAGAACATTATATCACCCGTATAGTCATCCTTTCTTACAACGTAGTCAGATAAGTCCACAGCTACTATCTCATTGTTTATGTATGAGTAGTAGATCCAAGCTCCTTCAATGGCTCTCTTTTGAAGCCACTGACGTATGGTGTCAAGCTTATCTTCACGTACAATCTGTAGGTCAATCACGTTTCTGTATTGCACAACCTGTTGGCTGTAGAACATAAGCACTGTATCCCTAACTGATATAATAGAGTCCTTTGTCTTTACATCGGACTTAAATCTTGCAATCCTAGCCTTCTGATTTTCGAATATTGCGTTTATGGTATCAGCCTGTGCCTTTGTTAGTATGACAACAGAGTCACCATCAATTACCGTCTGAAGTGGGTAACGTGATTGGCTGAAACTCAAACTGCTTACCAGTAGACTGACTACGAACAATATCTTTCTCATTATCTAGTTCTTTTTTAATATCTTTTACAACCGACTTGGTACTGTCTAGGTCTCCTATGACCTCAGATACCATGTCTTGTAAGTTCTCTTTATCAGCTTTTAATTCGTTTACACTATTAGTAAGCTTCTTATTAGCTGTTGTAAGCTTCTTATTTTCCCCGGTTAGCTGTATGTTATCCTCAACCACGACAACGTGACCATGTCCGCTTGAGAATACTTGCGTTACCACAAGTATAATAAATAGAGAGCCTACAATGATGAGCTTACGTTTCATTTCTTACTTAAGAACATCAGAACTATCTCCTTTAGACTCTTAGAGTTCTCAGTACTCTCTGTGAGCTTGCTATCAAGCTTCTCACGATACTCACCCTCTAGCTCATTTACCTTTGCCTTAAGATCATCCTCGCTCTGCATTAGGCGATTAAGGAACATCCAACACAGGTAGCCAAGTGCTAATACTGCGAATCCTAGGACACCATACTGCGTTAATACTTCAAATGGACCGAATGACATTACTTATTATCTAAATGTCTTTTGATGAATAACCATGCCACATAGCCCAATGCCAATACAACGAGACCCAATGGCCCGTACTCAGATAGCTGTGAAAATACACCGAAGTCAGGTGTTGTTGATACTGTATCCATTATCTATTAATTATTAGTTGCTTTACTGCGTCTGATAACTCAGCTACACTTCTAGCTAAGTTTTTTATCTCTAGTTGAGTTTGTTCCTGAATGGCTTGATATTTGAGACGAGACTCCTGCTCGACAAGCTCAATCTTTCCTTTGAGTTTGCCGGCATCTTCAGTGTTCTTACGTACATCAGAGTGAACCATCTTTAAAAAATATCCTATAATTCCGATGGCCGTAACCATACCAAACTGCACCAATTCCTGCATCATCTTCTGATAAATCTGTAAACAAAATAAACTATAGCAAAGATAATTAAAATTGGCAACAAGTTATTTAGCAGCAGTTTCCACTTGGCTGTCTTCTCGTAATATCTAATAGGGACTTTTCTTTCGATTATTTTATCGACAAATACAGTGTCACACTTGCCTTCTATGAAGACTTGATCTCCCTTCATCCAGACCTTTACTTTTAGTTGGTCTTGCTCTAGAAAAATAGTATCTAAAAGATCATTGACCTTAACAACTGTGTCGACTCTTACTTCTGGTATGACTACTCGAACGGTGTCCACCAAAACAACTGAATCCTGAGTCAAAAGCTCAGGGTGTTTAGTAACAAGGCGTGTAAACCTTGTTTTCGGTGAACACGCCATTATAACTATGAGTAGAGGTAATAGCAACTTATACATTTTCTTCTGGTTTTAAAATCTGTAGAGCACCTAGAATTGCAGACACATCCTGCAAGTTAAACGCTCCTTTTGTAGTTGCTACGTTTACTGCATCTAATAATACTTGGTAAGCTTGTTCTTTTGTCATGGTTAATATATTTTTTGAAGTGTAAATAATTCGCTGTATATTGTATTTGATGTACTAGCTGTTGTAAATTGAGCTGTTATATCTAAAGTGTTGTCAATCGTTGTGTCAAATGTATCCTCATTTAAATAAGTAAAATCAGTCCCTTCGAAAGCGGTTGATGCATTTTTTGAGTATGTAAATTGACCTGAAGTTAAAATTTTAGCGACACCTCTTCCTCCAATAGCTCTGATTGTAAATGTAATCACTAGATCAAAAAACTTATTAGTGGTTGCTGCTAAAGTAAGTGCAGTTATTGCTAAAGTAGAAGTTAATTCTGGAAAAAACACAACACCGCCATTTGACTGAATTCTTATTGCCATAAATTGATTATTTAAAGAACTAATAACTCCACTCAAGTTGACATGAAAAGAGTCACCTACTTTAAATGAATTTGCAGGTACGAATAAAGATCCCACGCTCCCGTAATTTCTTAAATCGGATTCCATGCAGTCTAAAGACTCAACAACACCGCCATCATCTAAAACTCTTTTCTCAAAATCAACATATATTAGTGATTGTGCTTGAGTTGTATTTGTAATAGGCACACTCTTTGCTGTCTGGGCAAAGTTACCTCTTGGTGCAGAAGAGTAATCAGGAATGTTTAATGAATCTGACGTCAATGTGGCAGGGCCACTCGTGCCTGTAGTTGTAAGTGTTATTGCGTTCTGCTTGTCATTAAATGTATTCCAGTCAGTAGAGCTAAGGTAACCATCTGTGCTAGTAGTAGCCTGTGTGATACCTATCGTCCCACTACCTGTAATAGTACCGCCTGTAATTGGACCTGTAGTAGCGACACTAGTAACAGTTCCAACCGACCAAGTCCTATTAGCACTTAAGTCATATGCAGTACCGTTAATCGTTAGCGTTCTACTTAGAGGTACATATGTTGACGCAGCAGCGCCTGTAGTTAAATATGTGTTGCTGTCAATACTCCCGTCTGCTTTTAAAAACTCAGTAGATGCACCTCCTGCCTTGGTAAATGCACTAGCAGCAATTCTATATATACCTAAGTTTACATCTTGAGTTGCTCCTGTATATGGCACATACCCACTTAAGGCTGACCCATAGTTAGGGATGTTTAAGACACCTGTTGTGTTGTCATATGTTGAGGCTCCACTTGATCCACTAGTTGTTAAACTTAATGCCTGACGCGAACGCAAGCTAGTAAAGTAAAGATTGGTAGCGCCCTCAGGTATGTTGTCACTTGTCAAGCTAACAGCTCCGGTCTGCCCATTGACAGATGTAACCGAGTCAGTGTTGTCAACCTGCTGCCATGCTGTACCGTCAAAGATAGCCCAGTCACCTACATTCCAGTCAGTGATGCCGTCAAGGTTAGTACTACCTGCCACGTTGACAATGTAGTAGTAACCACGAGTACCAACACCGCTAGTTAAGGCAGGTGTATTTGTTAAAGCGTTCCACGTACCTTGATAGATTGAACTACCAATTAAACCATTGATCTGATTCTGAATCTTACCAAAAGCTGTTAGGATGCTGTCAGAGGCATTAATTGATCCACCTGTTATGTTGACACCTGTGAGTACTTTTGCGGTCACAGAGGCGTTATTTAGGGTCACTGAGGCTGTTCCTGGACCTGATCCACTTGCCTCACCACTTAGTGCAGTGATATAGTTACCTGCAGGCTGCTTGCTATTGAAGGTATTCCAATCAGTAGCGCTTAAGAAACCACTAGTGCTAATGTTAGCCTGTGGTATTGTGATATTAGGAGTAGTACCACCTGATGAGCTTAGAGGAGCTGATGCGGTGACTGCTGTAACATATCCTGATAAACTAGGAAAAGTTCTCAGAGCTCCTGTACCGTCAATATATTGTGATGTGGTACCTGCGCCCGTAACGCCTATAGTACCATTTGATGTTAAAGGACTGTTAGATACAGTAAATGCTGATGGCATTGAAAGACCGACTGATGTCAGTCCGCTGTCTAATGTTTTTGGTCTACCATCCGCACCTATAATCTCTAGGTGGTCGTAACCAAACATATTGCCATTTACATCTACTACTTGCATCTTATCACGTTAACATTAGGCATGTCAGACCCTTCTATTATAAAAGTTGTTCCGGCTACACTAGATGTTGCTGTGATATAATCTCCCTCGTCAAGATGATACTTAAAAGTGTCTGTAACTGTATCGCCTGCTGATAGGTTTATTGAATATACTTGAGTTGTACTAGATGTAGCTAAGGTGTATTTTGAAACAGTTAGAGTATATGCAATAGAGTTATTGAACCTCATTGAATACAACTCAGATATATTATTCTCAGGGCCTGTATGTAATACAGTCCCAGACGTTGATAAAGTACCTTGGTTACTAAACGATTGGCTCATATGGAATATATTCCTCAGTTGTTGCGTGTCCAGCAAATGCGTGCTTTGGGTTCTTTGGTTCTACTAAGTTTGCTCCGAAGTCGTAAAGCTCTGAAGACATAACATCGTAGTGGTAGCCATCAGCGTAAACTGGCGGTGTTACGATATCCATTCCATCCATTACGGGAGGAGTTACGAGGATGAGGCCGATTTCGACAACTGCTTGAACTCCGCTTCCGTATGCTTCGTGTTTTTCTCCGTCAATGCCATCGACCTCGATTAGTATTCCCTTGGCGTAAAGGTCGGCAACTGCTGCCGCTTTGTCTGTGTACGATAGTTTAAAGATATTTTCCATAGTTTATAAACTTGTGAGCGTGGCTAATTGAGTATTCGTTAGGCGAGTTTTCCAAAGGGCAAAAGATTTTATTTTGCGAGTTGTATAGAAGTCATTAGTTGCCCTACCATTAAAGCGAACCGCTGACATACTGCTCGGAATTGCAGACGTCGTTGATACAATTTGAACTCCATTTCTATACATTACAAAAGTAGTTCCCGTATATGCAATAGCGATTTTGCCATCAGATGCAGAGGTTGTTGAAAGCGCCGTAACAATAGTACCACTTGCAGCTAAAAATAAACCTAAATAACCCGTTCCAAATTCCCGATATAATACAATTCGGTTGTCATTTGTTCCGTTGTCGATAGTTAAACACGGAATATCTAATTCGATAAAATCTTCCAAGTCTACAAACAAAGTCCCCTCCGTTTGACCGATAAGCGAACTAATACCAGTCTTTGAAATAACATCTGCGTTGCGTGTTACACTTGCTGAGGTTGTAGGTATGTAACTTGTACTATAACTTCCGACTTCGAGTTGTGCGCCCCAAATGTAGCCATTGATTATTGTTGATGGTATATAGTCATTGTCAGCATCTGCAAAACCAATATCAATAAAGTTGAAACTACTTGAAGAACCAACAACGCCAGTCAAAGAACATCTCCACCATCCATTGCCAGCGTCTTCAATTGTTGCAATTTGTGAGCTTTGAATAGTTCCAGTAGTTCCGTTGGTTAAATTAAACCAAGCGTTGCCATCAGAACCACCATTATTTACAAATAGGTTTCTTATTCTCAAATAATTTGCAGTTCCCTTTTTGGCATAAACTGACGTTGTATAAGAACTGCCTACATTGCCTAAAATTGAAAAAGTACCAAACCTTACTTGGTTTTCGTCAATTGTACTTGTTGATGTTAATGTGTCTGCATCTTGTATTCCGCTTGGAGATACAATCGTATTTGCAGTTATTGTTGAATTTATTTTAGCCCAAAATCCGCTTTCAAAAGACGAACTATAAAGAGCTAAATTCGTTCTCTGTGGCTCTACAAGCAAAGCACCGCTTCCACTTGAATAGTCTATTCTTGCTACGTCTAATCTATCAGTAGTAGGTAGGTAGTCAAGAGCTGAAGAACCTTCGTTTGCTTGCGCTCCCCAAATGTAAATGTCACCAGCAGTAGTTGCAGCTCCACTTGGGCTATTGCTACTAAATATCTGAACTCCTCCAGTTGTACCATTTGCGCTATGACAAGTGCAGCGATACCACCCATTCCCAACATCTTCTATTTGAGTATTTGCACCACTTGTAATTACTCCATTTTCCAAATCAAAATTGCCATAGCTATTAGTGCCGCCATAAGCGCCAAATCTTAAGTATTGATGCGTTCCTCTTTTGGCATATATAGAAACAGTTCTTAAATCAGTTAAAGAAACTGGTTTTTGAATTATTCCATTTGCTGCAGTAACTGAAAGTTTTGAAGCATTAGCATCTCCAGTTGGAGAAATAAACCCTCCTACAATATTAGCATCGGTTTTAGTCCAAGACGCATCGCTAAACAACTCTGAATATTGTATATAGTTATAAGGCACAAGCTCTACTAATCCATCTTCATTAATCCGTGTTCCAGTAGTAGCTCTTACTACTGACATTTCTCTTGGGTAATACTTGCCGCCATTAATCTTATAGCCTAATAAGCTATCTGATTTGACTGCCCAGTTACCCTCTCCTATTACTAAACTTGCTTGTTCTATCATTGTGTAATATAATTATAGTAGTTAGCCATTTCTGCGTATGTGTTAAAGCCCGTTCCAGTTAGGCGTTCTAATTCGTCATTTGTTAGGCGGGTCTTCCAAAGGGCGGCTGCGTTAGTAATTGAGGCAGCAATTCCTAAATGGTTAAAAGTAAAAACAGACATTGCATTACTAAAAACAACAGCGGTACCAGTAAAGCGAAGCGTTCCGTTTACATAAAACACAAAACCACTTGAATTGTACGCAATCGCAACTTTTACATTTCCACTAACAGAATAAGAAGAAGGCTGCTGCGTTACTCCGTTGGTTCTAACTTGTGCGGTTATTCTGTTGTTAGAGTCAGAATAAAACAAAATACGATTGTTTCCGCTTCCGTCATCAATACCGACAAGACCTTCATTTCCATCTGTCTTAAAGTTTGGGTACTCCAAAAACACGGTCCCCTCCGTTTGACCGATAAGCGAACTAATACCAGTCTTTGAAATAATGTCTGCGTTGCGTGTTACACTTGCTGAGGTTGTAGGTATGTAACTTGTACTATAATTTCCAGCTTCGAGTTGTGCGCCCCAAACAAAAACACTTCGTGTTCCCGTAGTGCTTGTTGAATAAACACCAGTTGTGAAGTCTCCAGCGGTTACAGAATTTGTAAGGTTAACACGATACCAACCATTGTCAAGTTCTTGAATAGTTCCAGTCCCTACCGATGCGGTAAATGTTCCAGCACTAAAATTAATTTCACCTCTTGCGGCAAATCCAGAACCTATTTTGAAAAGATATACTTCGATTAAATTAGTTCCGTTATTCTTTAAATAAACGGAATATGTATATGTTCCAGTTGTTAATGGAAATGTAGCGTAATTGTGAATGTTCATTTCACTACCACCTACAGCAGTAAATGTATCTGCGTTTTGGATGCCACTTGGCGAAATGGTTGTATTTGAAGTTACGCTGTTTCCTGGCTCTTCATACCAATACCCATTCTCAAAATCCTCTGAATAGTTTAAAATGTTTGTCCTCTGCGGTTCTACTAACAAACTTGGACAAGTACCGTTTGAGTAGTCAAGTCTTGGGATGTTAAGTCTTGTTTCCGTTTTTTGGTAGTCTTTAGCGGTTCCCTCGTTTAGTTGCGCACCCCAAATGTAAAAACCATTACCGATTGTTTGAGCAAAAGATATGCTTCCTGATTGTGCTGGGAATAGTATTAATAAAGTTCCGTCATTAGATGAAAGGGTAATGTTGTAACGAAACCAACCATTGCCTACATTTTCACTTGAGTAAGCAATAATATCTTGAGCACCAGACCAATAGCTTACAAATTGACCAGTCGTTAAATTGAAGTATATTCCGTTTTGGTAACCTAAATAGAAAAGCATTTGTGTAACCTCGCCAGCTTTTGCATAAACACTATATGTGTGTGTTACATTGATTGGTGTCGCTCCATTAACATATTGGTCAACATAAACAGCAAGCGTGCCATTAACAGATGAACTTACTTTATCCGCTGTAAGCGTTCCGTTTGGTGCAGTAATTGCATTACTTGTTATTGTTACATCCGTTTTATTCCAAGCTGCATTGCTTAAATCCTCCGAGTATTGCAATAGGTTATAAGGCACTAACTCCACCAAGCCAGCTGAGCTAACTCTTGTTGCGGTGGTCGCTCGTGTTACTGACAAATCGCCAGAACCATCGGACGGAATGACGGAGTAAAGTTTGCCCTCCTTATATCCGTTTGGCGTTATGCAAATACTAGCCTGTGATAATAAACTCATATCTTTCTAATTTTACAAAGTTAGTTTTATTCTTGCAGTATCCATTAAGCATAGCAGATAAAGTAGTATATTTCATACCGATACTATTAGCGGCTTCTTTCATTGTATTATAAATTACGTTATTTTCAAAATCAAGTATTTTTTTTGAAGCAGGGTTATTTCCTCCGCTAATAGCCTTAGCTTGCTTCAAACGTGATTCTTTAGTAATAATCTGCAAAGTTCTTTTTTCTCTTATTAATGTTTTGGCTTCTTCCGTGTGAGTCTTACCTTTAAAAGTGCTTACTTTTCCTTTTTTAGATTCAGATAATTTTCTGCACCATTCAGCATTTCTTATCATTCCAACTGGAATAGTTCTTACTCCTCTTCTTCTTTCTGAAATTTTCTTTCTGACCTCAGGAGTGACATTTATAGTTCCTTCACCACCATCTGTTAAATTACACAAAATACCTGTTCCTATATCTTTCCTGCCATATTCTTTTATTAAAAGCATCTCTAAATCTATAGCATCTTCTAATGATAAATTTTCAGCTAATATTTCAATAGAATATCCATGCTTAGAAACAATATTTTTCCAGTATGCGCTTCTTTTATTTTTTGTATATGGTCTAATTTTTGTTCCAATACCTACATAAAATACAGATCCGTCATCATTTCTACGATGTCTATAAACTAATTTACCATCTGTATCTAATAGGCTCATGAGATCTGTTGTAAACTTGTTAGAAATGATATTAAACAGTTTTGTGCCTCAAATGTACCGCCGTCAGCTTGCACTCTGTTACGAAACGATACAGCTATATAGTTAGGGTCGCCAATATAGTTTGCCCCAACAGCATTTAATATGCCACCAATGATCCACATATTACCACATTGCTACGATATTGCTAGCCGTTGTGTTGGCAGCAAATACTCTTACAACATTGACAGGAAGTGTTGTCCCGCCTAATACGTTTGTGAATACCACATCATCGCCGCCCTCGGTTAAAACGCGAAGGTTGCCACCAGTGCCAATATAAAGGACACAAGGCCAGCTTGGAGTCGTTCCGTCACCACCTACGTATGGGATGTTCACAGTGTCGCTCGGTGTAACTAATGCTGCGCGCTGTACTTGTAATTTTTGATATGCCATCTCTTTTTAATTTATAAGACAAAGATAGGCAATATTTTAAAACGAAAAAGCCACCGGTTAAGGTGGCTCGACTTTTTATAGTAGTTTAGTTTTATTCGTATTTCACCGCTCTAGCCATTTCAACTACCGCTGAATCAGTCCCATCGTTTAATTGAACAGCAAATAATAAATAATTGTCAACAGTTGGGTTAAATGCAACCGATGTTTGTGCTGTACTTGTTGCAGCATAATCAGACAATGCAGTTGTATTTGCAGGATAAACAGTTAGTGTATTTGCACTTATTCTAGCAGTTCTAATACCCTGAATTAAAGTATTTGGATTTGAACTAAACCATGCTAAAGCATTTGCTCCTGTTAATGTATTAGATGTATTAATATAAACAGTAGAAGAATAATTTGCAGCAGTACCTGTTTTTTGATACCTAGCCATAAACTCAAGAGCTCCTCCTGCAGATGTAAATGTATTTGCAGGAATAAGAATATTTTGAGAGATTGTAGTGTTTGTCGTACCTGTTACAGCAGTTCCGTTTGTTACTTTTAAATCAATAACAGATGGGTTTGCTGAAACATTCTGAGACACAGTGTCAATAACATCTTGCATTGTATATATCTCACGCTGCGAATTAGCTAATGCTGATCCACGCTCAACTGTTTGAACACCTGCCGGTACTGTGTGGAACTTTTGTCCCGATGGAATTGTTGCCATATATTATTTTTTTACGCTCTTGCCGTTTGCACCGTTTCGAGCTCGGTTTTTACTTGGGTTTTCTTTTACAAATTTACCACTTTTTGTGGAACTCATATCAGGCCCTCCTTTCCCGTCGATACCATTGGCACGACGAGCTTTCGTATGATCAGCCCGATACTTCTTTCGCTCCTCAGTAGAATTCAATTCACGCTGATATTCACGCCTCTTCTCCGCTGCCTTCGGATTGGCCGCGTAATACTTCGATGTCTTGCTTTGTCCCATAGAACAGTTTATTTATTAGTAGATCTGGGTTGTTAAGAGAGTCCTGCCTCTCTTGACATCCACAGTTTTCAGTCTTCTCAATGCCAATAGCAGAAGCGACTGCTGCGATGGTGTCACCTAGACCTTTGTGATTTCTTATAATTAGCATAGTTCTGCATTGCTTCTTTTCTAGCGTCGCCTTTCTTCCAAGCGCCAAATGCCATCTTCTCAGCTCTCTTAGCTGTGGCAAACTTCACGACCTCACCCCTCTTCTTGGCCTCATTGTAGGCCTCTGAGGTGTTTGGCATGTCAGTCCAATCCTTGTACTCATGCGACCCTAGTTTGTTTGGGAAAACGGTTGGAAATGCCTCCTTACCACGGCTAGACATCAAGTGTGAGGATACCTCACCGTTTGGCATGTTGACGTACTCATCTCCACGCATCTCACGGATCCTTTTCTTCTTTCCTAAAAACTCAATATCCTTATTCTTGAATGGTATATTGTTCATCCTTTCTTCCATTTAGTGCTAGGTGATGCAGTCTTGCTTGGACTCCACTTAACTTTATCAGCCCAAAACGCAGCACTCATCTTACCTTTTGATATATTCTTGGCGTGACGGCTTTTGAAAGCATCACGTTGACCTGCAGTCTGATTGGTCTTAACACCCTGCTGCCCAAAGCGAATCAATTTTACCTGGTCACCTTCTTTGGCAACCACAACGTGGCTCTTTGTAGGGTGACTAGGAGTGCGCTTGGGCTGATTGTAGCCACTAACGCCCGCTCTTTCTAACCTTGGATCCTTTGCCATCTTTTGCTGTTTTAGCGGCATCTTTAAAGTTCTGAGCTTTTGGTGCTCCCTTCTCGCCTGGTTTGCGCATCTTCTCACCTGATCCAGCTTTAATTCGCTCTCTTTTTGCGTGAATGTTGCTATATAGTCCCATTATCAATATATTTGTACAAATATAATGAAAGTTAGAAAAACAATCATCTACGAAAGGATAGTACAACGCGAACCGCTGAAGTATGACTTTCTTACAGAGTGGGCAATCGTTAGACGATGGGCCCAAGTAAACTATGGCATCAGACTGTCAGATCTTGAGATGCTGTTCTTTTTACATGGCAACAGACTGTTCAGAAAGTCAGACTTTGACGAATACAAGAACTTCATGACCTGGGATAGAGACCGCTTCAACAGATTGTTGAAAGAGGGATGGATAACAGAATGGCGACAGAAAAATTACAACGAAGGCCAGCTGTATGAGGTGTCTTTTAAGGCCAAGAAAATGATTACGTCGATCTATAAGAAGTTGACCGGTGAAGAACCAATACCAACATCTGTAAGACGCAATAAGGCCTTCCGAAAAAACGCACCGTTCAATCAGAAGACCTTAGCTATTGCAATCACAGATTTTAATCGAAGACGCAAACAACGTCCTTCTCCTGAATTATAGTCATCCTTTCATTATCAAGGATGATCTCGTGGCTTTGCACTTTGTCGTAAAGGATAGTATCCTCGGAATTTATGCCGAGGATGTTATCGCCTACTTTGTAGACAATAGCCTTATGGTAACGCATCTCATTGGCGTCCTCGCCAGTCAGAAGCAAACCACTCTTGGTCTGCTTTTGCTCACTTACTCGCTTAACGAGCAAGTATTTACTTAATACCTTCATCTGCTCTGATATTTGTGATTATTGCATTTGTGCTCATGATTGTAGTCGCTACAGACACAGCGTTCAATAAGGCGTTCTTTGTAACCTTAGCCGGGTCAATAATACCAAGCTTGATCATGTCACCATACTGCTCACCCTTCACGTCATAGCCCTCGTTAGGGAATGGTATGATGCTGTCCATGATTTCTTGAGCGTCCTTGCCAGCGTTCACAAGTATCTGCCACATTGGAGCTGTTATAGCTCTGAACATAATTCGCTCAGCAGCACTCATCTTGCCGCGTAAGTGCGTGATTGCATACTCAAATAGAGCAACACCGCCTCCAGGAAGGATACCCTCCTCTAAGGCCGCCTCAACAGCGCAGACAGCGTCATCGATGCGATCGCGCTTCTCCTTCTGCTCAATGTCACTGAGAGCACCTACGTAGATCACAGCAACACCACCTGATAGATTGGCTGCACGCTCCTTGCGGTTATCCATCTCTTCTTTAGTGATGCCGTCGAAGATAGTCTCGTTGATGTCGGCAATGCGCGCGTCTATGCTATCTTGAGAGCTAGCATAAGGCATAAAGATCGTATGGTCCTTGCCAACAATCACCTTAGAGCACCTACCTAGGTGTGCCACATCAATCAACGACAAGTCATCACCAGTGTCCTCACTGAAATATGTGCCGTCCAATGCGATAGCTAGGTCTTCCAACAAATCTTTCTGACGGTACCCGAAGTTCGGCGGCATAATGTGGCATGCCTTGATCTTGCCCTGAGCGACATTTATATTAAGGGTATTAAGTGCAGCAGGTGTCATCTCACCGATGATGAGTAGTGACTTGTTCTGTGCGACAACATGTTGGAGAACGCGCTCAATGTTGAGCAGGTTATTGATCTCTTGGTCAGTGATCAAGACATATGGGTTCTCTAGGATGGCCTCCTGGCGCTTGTAGTCAGTGATGAAATGGCGACTAGTCCAACCTCGGTCAGTCTTAATCCCCTTGATCACCTCAACATACGTGTTGTGGTCCTTGCTGTTCTCAACAGATACCATCTTAACCTCACTGAACGCGTCAGCGATCATACCACCAATTGTCGTGTCATTGTTTGCACTGATAGACGCAACGTCCTTAAGCTTCTTACCTGAGAGCTTCTTGGCTCGTTTGGTCAAATGCTTCACAACGTCAGTTGTGATCTCATTGATCTCACGGATCACCTCAGTGACGTTGTCATCTGAAGTAATTACATCGGATGCCGCATCAACAATGGCCTCAGCGATCACGATTGACGTGGTTGTGCCATCACCTGCAACAGTAGCTGTCTTCTCAGCAGCCTGTCGCATCATCATAACAGCCAAATTCTCAACCGGGTCGTAGAGATTGATCGACTTAGCGACCGTCACACCGTCCTTTGTTACTGTAATACCACCAACGTGATGCTCTGATTCAATCAAGACCGTCCGGCCTCGCGCACCTAATGTGCTTTTTACAGCTCCAGCGATCGTTTTGATGCCTTTAATGAGCTTTTTACGACCTTCGTCGCCTAAATGTACATGTTTTACTACCATTTTATTAGATTTATGTCACAAATTTAGTCAAATTTGGGACATTAGTCTAATTATAATGAAAAAACCCCTCGATTTCAAGGGGCTTCATGTTTGTTATCTCATTCCGTAGCCTTTTAAGGACTTTACTTGTGCCTTAATTGTGTTTCGATTGGCTGCATTCTCTTGAGCAGCTCTGTAACCAGTAGCCATGCCAGGTACGTCAAGCGGATTTTTTGATCCAATGAACTTACTAGCACTTCGTGCTTGACGAATGTCAGCCGTTGTAGCCTTAACACCAGCCATGTTACCTTCTTTAGCGTATTGTTTGCGCTGAGACTTCATCTCACCCTTATATTGGTCGATAGATGACTTAGGCGACGCAATAAAGCTCTCACCTAAATTACTCTTAGATGCGTATGAAGCGAACTGCTTAAGCTGCTTATTGGATACACCCTTTGTGCTAGGGACGTAGTCACCGAACCAACCCTCAGTGGCTGTGCTCTTTGGCTTTGCCTGCTTGAGTGAGCCACCTGTGGCGATCTTTGTTGGCTTCATAGTGGCCATCTTGGTCATCTTCTCGTTCTTTGGCGTGTCCTTGAACTCACCCATCTTTGATGATTTAGCCGTTCTGGTGTATGAAACATCACCACCACTTCTGATAACTGGCTCATCAAAGTCTTCACTTAACTTATTGGTCTTGCCGGTTAAGTAACTCTTCAATTCTGCCGGTACATCCTTTCGGTTGAACTCAGCTGATCTCTGACCCTTTTGGTATTGAGATCTTACTTCAGGCCAGCTTGTTCCTGTTCCTCCACTTGATAAGCTAGCGCCTACAAAACTAGGGTCAGCTACGCGAGCTCC